TCCTCCTGTTAAAGCATCAGCTCTTTTCTTTTTACCTGATAAGTCGTATCCTACATCATTCAACCCTTGTTGAATCTCTGTTCTGTTGGCTTTTTGACCTGTTAAAGAAGTATACAGTGCTGTTATCTCGTTTAATAAATCAACATCATTATAAGCTTCATTACCAGAAGTGTTAAGATCATCTATCTCTCCTGTAGTTTTTCTACGAGGAATTGAAATAGGATCAGCCCCTTCTCTATAGAAAGTTATTTCATCAGCTCCTAGATTAAAATCTATAATATCTGGAGCATCTGCTTTTTTATTATCATTTACATCAGTAATCAATCCTCTTAAAATAGCATCTGCATTTGCAGTATCAGTTGTCAGTACATCAGCAAGTTGTGAAGCATATCCACCTATTAGATTAGCTGTTTTCTTACCTGCTACATTTCCTGCATTTGGTTGTTGCCCTGAAAGTCCTTTTGTATGTTTCTTAGTTTGACCCATTTGAGTTAAAATCTCTCTTTCAACTAAACCTTTTGCCGCATTCTTTTGTTCGTCTGATATATCTGGATATGATGGTGGCACAGTAGATAAATCTATTTTTAACCATTTCGATAAATCAGTCCCTCCTTCATTTACAAACTGTTGTTCTGTTTCTGCAATAATATAATCTAGCCCTATATGCTGCTCTAATATATTTGCAACAGAAGTATTATCATTCACAACAGAGCTTGTAATATCTACTATTAACTCATCAAAATCTGCTTGTCCTTTCTTTCCTGACAATGCATCCTCCATTTGTCTTGCTCCTTCTTCTGTTGTAATAACATTACCTCCAGTTTCAACAGTATATCCTGTTATTCTTGATGTAATAAAAGAACCAATACGACTTGTATGAGATTTAACCAAAGATCCTACATCATACTTAGCGCCATCATCTTTATAATTAAGACGGTTATTCATAGACCCCATATTCTGGAATTTTTCTTTTTGAGTATCCCAGTCGGGCATTACTTTATTTCCCTGACTATCCTCTATCATATCTACTAAATAAACATTTCCATTACCAGATACCCATGGAACTTTATTATTTAAGTTTTGAAAAGCTAATATATTTTCTTTAATATAGGTTTCAGTAGCAGAAGCAATCTTTTTACCATTTGGTCCTTGTTTCTGTCTTGCGTCAGCTTCCGTATAACTTTTATCCCAGTCTTTAGCAGCAATACCCCAGTTTGTAATATCATCTTTAGCTGTCTGAAGAAAAGCCATATATTCAGCTGGCTTAATTTTCCCCTTCTTCATTAGTTGGGATTGCATTAATACATTATCTTTCAATGCCGACGCAGCTAAAAGAACAGTTTGTCCTAAAGTTTGATTTTGATAACTATCAGCTTTTTCCAACTGAGCAACTACATTATCTGTTTCTCCTTGTATTTTTGCTTTTTTCCCTTCACGTTCAGAAGCAATAAGATTTACACCAGTTGCAATTTTCGCAGCTTCTGCTGAATAATCTATTTGAGATCCTGCACGACCCGCATAATTTTGATAATCAGTTACGCTTTCTTTTCTAGTAAATTCGTTTGCCATGTCTTATATTTTATTGCCCTGCTGCTTTTGCTTTCATCAAATTATCATAAGCTATTTGCTCTTCTGGAGTCATAGCCTTACCTCCAAACAAAGGAGATAATTGAGATGCTTGCATAGCTGTTGATCCTAAACCTGATATACCTTGTGAGAAAGCTGCTGAAGAAGCTGCTGCCGCTTCTTGCGCCATCTTCTCGCTATCTTTAGCTAACCCTAGATCCATACGTTTTAAATCTTGGTTGATAGCATCTTGAGCATCAGCCTTCATTTTCGCGTTATCTTCTAGATCTCCCTGCATGATTAAACGAGTTTTATCTGTAGATGCATCAGCTGCTTGTTGAACTAATCCAACACCTGCTGCTAAGTTACGAGGATCACCCTCTTGTAAAGCTTGGATATTTTGTGTTTGTACCTGTAAGTTATTTTCAAAAGCTTTATCGTAAGATTCTCTTGAAACATTTAAACCTTCATAATAATTTTTCTCGGCTCTGCTCTTCGCTTCTGCCATTGACTTCTTAGCCTGGGCTGCTGCTTTCTCAGCCAGCCTACCTTGCTGTGCTGATTGACTAAAAGATTGTACTGTTCCTGCTGCGCTTGCTGCCACCCCAATTACTGCTGCTGTTGTTACTGCCATATTATAATTTTTTAATCATTTCAATTGAATAGGTACTCGCTTCCTCATAACCTATTTTTTTGTATACATTAATAAGAGGTTTATTCTTAATCAAAGCATATACATATTTTTTATCTAAACTTTTAGCTTCATCAGTTATTGTTTGGATCAATAAGCTTAAAGCTTTTTTTCTATTATCTCTGTCTTTATAACGCATATTAGATATGATCCAGTCACACCACACTGCCTTAGAATTAGTCGTATACATAAATCCTGCACAAATAGGAATATCTCCATCATATACTATGTAACCACCAGATCCATCATCGGGTAAAAAATCCCTCGAAGGAGCTGTCCATCTCCAATCATTCCACCATCCGACAAGAATATCATCGTAATCACTTGCTTTTAATCGAGATATATTTAATTTCATTTATTACAAAGATAGTAAATTTCTATGGATAACTTTTCATCACACTACTACCGACTGAGTACAGCTCAACCGGACTTGTCGAATTGTTCTCTAATTTAAATTGTAAATAATATCCTCTTGCTCCATGCGATTCCGCTTGGCTATTTTTAATGTACATTATATACTGGCCTACTGTTGGTAATGTATAGTCTCCAGTAGGTGTTCCATCTATTGTAATACTGTTAGAAGTTCTAGCTATAATTATACCGGCTGGCTCCGGATTAAGTGTTGCAGGAAGAGTAACAGCATATACCACATCACCAATACTAAGAATCGATCCTACAGGAACTGTAAAGTCAATTACCCTACTCGCTGAGGTTCCGCTTATATTACTACAAGCTCCTATTCCATTTGCAGAACGCATAGACCAGTTTACTGTTCCAACATTTGTTCTAATAAAACTAAACCACTCTCCTTCTTTCTCTTCAAAATAAGTCTCTAACATAGACCCAGGGATACCATCAGTTAAATCGGTTAGTAGTTGAGTACAAGACCATCTTGCCTCAGTGGTATCGGCAACTGTTGTATTAGATTCGTAAGATAAAGTTTTAAATAATTTTATACTTGCCGACGGCTCTGGATTAAAGGCACTTGTAATTGACGAAGCAGTATACGTACCATAATAAGTGTTACGGGCTTCATTGGTATTGTGTCTCCATAAATTACCTCCGCTAAAACTGTAGAAATAACTATTCATTCCGATCATATAGTCAGGAAAAAAAGAGTAGAAAGAAGGCCATCCTCCTGAAGATTGGCCTCCAGTTCTTCCTGTAGAATCTGTATTATATGATAATGTGTAATTTGGCATAATATTTATTTATTTATTTATTAAAAACAGGTTCCTCCTGGGACTACATCAACACCTGAATCAGCGGTAACAGTGCCGACTAATGCACATATAGTGATAAATGCATAACCAGCTAATGTTCCAGAAACAACTACTGAACTCGTATTTGTGTATGAATAATTCTTAGAAGAAGATGTTATATTAGTTAAACCATATACTGTCCCTGTTGGTGTTGATCCTGTACACGCAACTATAGCTGTAACAACTCCACTTGCAACTGTTATTACATTATTATCTATCATTACATAATTCCCGTCAGTTAAAACAGTAGACCCGTTAGAATTAGAAAAAACCCAACTCGTTAAAACAGGAACTGTATTTACAGCTCCCCTATGTTTTGCGAAATAATAAGTTGTTGCAGCTGATGTACAACTAGTAGAACTAGCTATATTTACTGACGCTGTAAAACTTGGTAACGCAACAGGACAGTCTACCTCAACATTCCATGCTGTAGATGAACAAGGTCCTAAAACCTGAATACTTACAGATGAAGGAGTGGCGGTTGTTTTTGGTATAATCAAAGTACTATACTCATTTAAACCTCCTAAAGGGGCATCTCCGGAATTTATAGTTATGCTTTGAGTACTTGGAGTTCCTGCATCCCATGATCCCCCTGTAAACCCATCAAAATAATTATAAGTTGTTGTATTCGGTAATGAGGGAAGACAGGTATTACCTGGATTACCTAAAATAGTAAACGCACCTGAGATACCGCTTGTAGATTGTATTCTTCCGTCAGTAGGAGATGAAACAGCATTATAATATACACTATTATAAAGAACTCTAATACCATCTGGTACACTTTGAGGATTAAAATAAACCACTATTGCACCAACATCTGATACAGTATCACCTGAGTCAAATGTTAAGTTATAAAGACCCATACCACCACTAGGAGGATTAACCCCTGACCCACAGGCAATTGGCGGAGGTGAACATACTATTGATGATACAACAACTCCATTTCTAACCCCTATAGCCGTAGTTCCACCTACGATGTAATACTGCAATACAGAGGTATCATTTAAATAAGTACTTCCATTAGCGGTTGTAAATACCCAGTTACCCACTTCTGGTGTTGTATTAGTTGATACTGTAAAAGGAACTGAAGTTCCTGTAGCATTCTGTATAAAGTAATATGTAGTTGTAGCTACAGCACAGCCTGTTGTAGATTGCGCTGCCGAAGCAGTGAAACTTGGTAAATTAGCAGGACAAGCTATCTCCCAGTTAAATGCTGTCCCACACATAGGAGCATAAATTTTTAAGTTTACATTAGTAGGTGTTACAGATGATTTAGGAACAACTAAAGTAAAGACTGGAGACGTTAATGTACTTGCATCAGAACTATATCCTACCTGAGCATTAGCAACACTAATACTTTGATAAGTTCCTTGAGCAGTATAATTACTAGAGACTAACAAATAGTCTTCAGGTTTATCTCCTTGTAAACATCCAGCACCTGGAACATTAGAATAACTTCCAACCAGACTAGAGTTTTGATTTCCAGTATAAGTTGGCAACCCTGTTCCTTGATTCCCTATACCAGCGTAATCTACTGTTGTACCAGCCCCATCCAATAACACCACTCCCTCATGGTTATCCTTAGAGGTTAATCGATTATATATTACACTATCATAAGTCGCTAAAATACCATCAGGAATTATGTTTCCTAAGAAAAAATACAATACCACTGCTCCTGTTGAATTGTTTAGATCAATATCAGCACTAAATATACCGTTTTGATTTCCAATTGACTCAGATATTCCTGTGCCACACTCAACTGAACATGCTGTACATGCCTGTGCGTTTAATAATACCCCACTTAATTGTCTTCTAACAACTTGCCCCTGGGAATAATATCCATCTGGGGCTAGTGTTGATAAAGTTGCATCTGTGTATAAAGATGATGCCTGTGAAAAACTTGTTCCATCGAAACAATATGTTCCTATTGATGCCATAATATTATATTTAAGTACAAATTACTAATTGTGTTACTATTCCGCTACTTCCAATTCGGATATACTTACTTGTTTCTGATCTGTAATATCCTGAAGGTAATGGAACCGCTTGGCTACTAATACATATAGAAGAAGAGTAAACAAAATCTCCAACCGCTGGATAAGTCCCTGTTCCTGTATGGTAATAAGTATTAACCAATGGTTGATTACAAATTACAGACGCATCTTGCTGGACGCCACTACAACTAAAAGATACACAAGGCACACTACAGTCACAACAAGCTGAAGACGATAAAGTCGCATCATAACAAAATGACTGACAAGATGTAGTCCTGTAATCATATATCAAATACAAATATTGATTTGCACTTGGTAAAGACAGAGCTGTTATTTCTGCTTGGTATAATCCTGCTGATGGATTTGTTACACTTCCATTTGCAATTGTTGTTGCTGCCGCTAGTAATGAAGCTATATCTGTTTGATTATTAGCATATAATGTATTACTTGATAAATACTTAAAGTTATCCAATGGATAAGCCCAGTCATAGTCATCAAAATTTATTTTATTAGACCTCATTGTTAAATCCACTCCACTTAAAGGAAATACTCCTAGAGATCTAACTCCAACTTGAGAGTCATAAGTAGAGGCAACTAAATGAGAATTTCCAAACTCACATAAATCACTATCTACAGGGCTTATATTTGTTGAGTCTTCCCAGAAATATTCTGCATGAATATATTTGTTTGCATTCGTTTCTGAATTTATAACAACCTTTACAATAGTAATTGTCTCTTGAGTAGGACAGTTATAATTCATAATAAAACTTGAGGCTCCTCCAATCGCTGTAACAGTTACTACTGCGTTAGTTGGGGTGTTCAGTGTTTTAGACCATGTGTAACTTCCAGTACCAGTTAAGGTTCCGCTTGTTACAGAAACTCCATTCCAAACAACATTAATCGTAATTGATCCAGAGCTTATATTATATCCTACAGGAACATCTCCTATTACGTTTCCATAATCTACTGTTGAAACAAAAGTTGCTCCACTTGCTAAATTATTTTTACTCACCTGTGAACCACAAGGAGTAATTTGAGCTGGAATAGGAACAGGTATCTGATTCATTGCTAATACATATTCATCCATATAAGGATCATAAGCCCCTAATTTCTGATTATTTAAATTACCATAAAACTCATCTCTAAACCAAGATCTCATTCCAGATTCAGAAATAACAGTTAACTGATCACCTTGACCACCTCTACTTTGACCTGTTAATTTAAGTACCGCTCCTCTTTTTGAGTCAGTGAAATAAACATCATATCCATAAGAGATAAAACTCTCTGGGTTAAAGCTAATTCCATACTCTTCAATACGAGCTATTTGAGTACCTAAGATCTCCGGAACAGAGGTTACAACACCTCCACCTGTAGAGTCAGATAATAAATTTTTACTCAATAACACATAAGATATTCTATCTTCTTGTAAAACAAGCACATCAGTTTTTCTTGAGTGTAATTTCTGAATAGGCCCATAAGAAGTCTCTAGATCTTTAAAGTTTACCAACCCTAAATTAAATTCATTTAAGTTGTTGGTTCCTGAGTTACTACTATAAACACCACTATAAGTTAACCCTTCAAATCTATCCGCCTCTTTATAGTCTTGGTTAGAAACAGCTAGTGTTCGTTCTCCTAATTGGAAGCTTTTAGCTGCTAATTGATCTTTTATCTTATAGCTTTCTACTCCATTTCCAAAAGAATAAACATCTGCAAAATCTAAATTTACAACGGCATCTTGCGAAGCTGTTTGGTTCTGATCTCCAAGATCAGTATTTGACCCTGATAAATGGAATCCATTTGAGTCTATATCAAACATCTCACTTGAGTCGTAATATAAATCTGGATTAGCATCTAAAGGCTCACTTTCAAAAACCATTAATGTGTTAGCTCTAAATATCACAAGATCAACTTCAATAGAGGCTTTCCTGTTGCTACCTAATCTCTCACATCCTTTTACACCACTGTTTACACCGAAGTATAAAGGAGAAGTTACGTCTCCTGGAACAGCCTGAGCAAACCCAATACCAATTCTCCAAACTCTACAAGGAACAGTCCCTGCATAGTTATATGGATTTCCGCCTGGAACTGTTGGAGCATAGTACGAAGGATAGTAATCCCCTGAAGGATCTCCATCATTCTCCATACCTGTTATATTTCCTGGGCTAGCAGTTGCTACATTTATATTATCCCCATCATACCATGCTTTTAAGTCATTATAATCTGTACTTGCTACATAGCTTTCTTCCCATAACCACTCTTTAGGATCACAGCCAAGTTTTACATTTGCTCTGTTTGCTCTAATATAAAGCTTAATAACAGATCCTCCAGGAATACTATAATTAGTTGTTCCTGTTATTACACCAGCAGAATCATACTGAGTGGTGAAACATGGATATCCAATAGATCTATTTGTTGTACATCCAAAAGCACTACTTGCAGTTTCTTGACTTCCTATTTCTATTATCGAATCATTAGGGATAGAAATGTTGAAATTTTGATTTTTAACATTCATATATAACCCTGCTAATTGGCTACTGTCTTCATCAAATCCCTGCTCTCCTGCAAGTCTTAAGAAATCAGATGACTCAGAAGTTATATCTAAAACGTTTACTTTTTCAACTCTTGTTAATGCACCACTAACATCTGCTTTCACAATTAATGTTTCTCCTTTAGAAACCTTATTAGCGTTGTCTCCTTCTAATTTAAAGAAGACCATATTATCACTTGGTCGAATATAGTAAAAGTTACTAAAAATAGTATTGTAAGTACCTAAACTTGGTTTAAGAACAAACTTATATTTCTTCGCCCAATAAGGAGCCGTACTCGTTATTTGAACTTGAACTGAATTTATATTAACTGAATCAGCTGGCTCTATGTATATGGTATTATATTCTGAAACCAAAACAGTAGATGCTCTACCGTAATCATCCATGTATACTATACCAGTTTCATAATCTCTATTACTATGTAAGCTACTTGTATCATTGTCTTTTGAGAAAAATACTGTTCCTGAAATAAATCTAAAAAATTCAAAAATATTTGTAGTAACACCTCCATCTGGAGATTGATACTGCATAGCAATAACTTGCAATTCAAAAGTGTTTGATCCTGGAGACACCCCAGTTAAAGCAAATCCCTGTTGCGAGGTTGGATCTGTAATACTACTATTGAATTTAGTGAAAACACAAGACAGAGCAGGTGTTACTAAAAAATTATTAAATAAATCCGTTAAAGAAGACCCAGTATCTGCTGTAGCTAAAGGCATAAACCTAGCATCAGCTAATGTTCCTGTTCCTATAGCCTCCTCAAATAAAGTAGAGGTTAAGAAATCATACACAGAAGAGTAATTTGCGTCTAAGGTTATGGAAATACTCAGTGAAAACGTATCATTTTCAAAATTCTCATTAGCTATATAGCAAGCTGTTGATGTTGTACCTGTTATTTTTGAAGTTTCAAAAGCAAAACCAAGTGATAATACTGCTCCTTGCACTAATTTATCTGCAATATCAGTAAAATCAAATGTTATCTTAGAATTAGATATCGCCTCTGAGGTTCCCGAGAGAGTATATGAAATACCATTCCCTGGCAAGCCATCTGGTGCGGCAATAAAATCAAGAGGAATAGAGCTGTAACTAGTTGTATAGTCTAAAGAAATATTAGACCCAGTAGAATCTGTTCTTTTAAAATTATATCCATCTATGAAGTTTCCATAAATCAATCTATTGCTCATGATTGTTTGAGCTTTTGCTACACGAGGTACATTATCATATTGACGTAATAGTTCATCACCACCTATTGTAGTGTAAATTTTGCTATTAGTAAAAGAATAACTTTTAGTGGTATTATCAGCCCATCCGTAATCCTCTTTTTTAAACCGCTCTATAACGAAAATAGTATTAGACGTAGAGTCTTTGTATAGTAAGTCTATCTCACTAACCAAACTACTCCCTGTACTAAACCCTATAATCGCTCCATTATAACGATTAATCATTCCTGTATTTAAATAATTCCTTGTGTCAAAACTAAATTTATCTGCTGAAAAAGCAGGTTTTGTAAATAAAGAAGTAGCACTATATTGATTGTCTAAATATCTATATCTATAAGCAAAAGATATAAATCTCTCTTTAATGTAATTCTCATTTCCCGGTAGAGTTACCATTTGTACTGTAGGAACTGTTAAAGGAATATGAGTCCCAACAGTGTCTTCAAAACCAGGTGGCTTTACAATAACACTTATAGCCTCTTCATTTATCTGATCTACATTTGCTATAGGATCTGCATAATTTCTACTAACATTTATTACCCTAGGCGGGTTTAAATCATCCGTAAAGAATAACAACGATCCGTCTACAAGATCTACACCAGTGATTAGGTACTTATCGTTAAAGTTTAAAACTGATGTTGAAATTACATGATACTGAAGAACTTGATCTGAAGTATTAAAAGAGATAATTAAATCTACCTTTCCTCCAGGAGCAACTGTATTTGCTGAATCATGTACAAACCAGTAAATAGTCTCTCTCATTCCGTCTTCATACGCTCCAATACATTTTGTAGCTGGTGATAGCGGACTTCCTCCGTATTCTAAGGTCGTTAAACGATCATTCCCTTTAGAGTTCTCAACAGCGCCTATTTCTGTAGACTCTGTAGCCCCTAACCTAATATTTAAAGCATCAATGTATTCACCAGGAGGAAGAAGTCTTTCATCCACCGATTTATTCATTCTACCTAAAATAAAATTTGTTGTAACTATTGGCATATTATTTTATCCATTTATTCTGACCTCTCATGTTCATCAAGAGTCTGCCAGGGTGTATATTACTTAACCTTATTTTTGCGTTTCTTAACAAAGAAGACTTATCTTTTCTTGCTCTATTAACAACGTATTCTGTTATACCAACTCTAGTATTTAAAATAGAGTATTTTACATAAGCATAAATGTACTCTTCAAAAAGTTTATTAAGATGAACTTCTGAATCGATACCACCAGCCATTCCGTCTGATACATATTCTAAAACCACTGAAGAAGATCCTAGTATATTACTAAAATTTATTACACCAGATTGTTTATTGATTGTGAAGGTCGGATTTGAGTTTGCAGTTTCTGTGTTCAACCCAAAACGAGCGCCTACAGCATAATCAAAATACCAGTTACCATCTACACACCAACCTTCAGAATTATTATAAGGACTGCTTGAGTTTAGATAGATACTTTTAGCTGTTGCGGACATCTGATTTAAATCTAATTCAGAGTCCTGTGGTCTTAATGCTTTTCCGTCTTGATCAAATAACACATTAGAGTCATTGTCTTGCAGGTAAGCTGCGGACCAGTTGGTTTGTATATTTTCTGATAAAGGATATAATGTACCATCTCTAAACTGAGAGATACGAACCCAATTCACGTAGTCTGGAGGTAAAACAAAACGCAATTGATTAGTGATGTCTAATTGAAGAATTTTAATCTCCTTCATAGCATCGTAATTCAACTCCTGTATACCTCTTTTTGCATGGAATAAAATCTGGTATCGTTCTATATTGTTAATCAGATCATGGTTTCCCTGATACATTAACATAAAATTGTTAACTATATCCGCCAAAGAAAGAAATTGATATGATCCCCAATTCGCATCAGTTGGTGTAGTCCCTGAGTTTTGATAATATTCGTAATCTGTTTTATAAGCCATAATAAATATTGTTATTGGTTATCTTCTGCTATTGCTGCTTTTCCGAAATCATATACGGCCTGTTCTCTTATTTCTACTCCTATATATTGACAGATTTTAGCAATTAAAATTGGCTCATCTGATAATGGTAATTCAAAATCCTGATAATCAGCTTGAGTCGCATCAAATAAAGGTTCTCCTCCAAGTAATTGAGCGTATGTCCAACGCGGTGGATTAGGATACCTAACATATTGTGCGAAGATTGTCCCTGGAGTTGTTAGTGTTACTGGGTATACATTTACAGTATTCCCTAAAGAAGTATTATTTGCACTTCCTAATACGTAAGCAGGATATCCTGTAGATGGAGAAGTAAGGGGAGAAGAATTTAAATAAAAGATCTTATTCTGATTCACTCTTTCTACCTCAACTATACCAACGCTAGATACTATAGTGTATGTATTCCCTATTGTTCCAGCTGCACCAAAGATATTGTCACTCAGAGTTAACTCTGTGTTACTTACAATAGCTATTACATAAGCACTTTGGCCCGCTGTAAGGCTACCAGAAGTTACCGATGACACTAACTGTCCTAAAATAGCTGTATTGCTCGTAAACGTTGCCGCAGCGTCTGTCAGAGTATTTGTCCCTGCTGCTGTGGTTGTTCCAGATAGAATTACCGTTGGGTAATAATTAATTTTATTTATTAAATAGTAATTGCTTGGTAATGAGAATAAGTTAACCCCATTATTTATCAAGGTTTGTGTAGCAGAAAAACTATCAATTACTTCCACTAAACCTTTTGCTATATCTGCATATCCAGAGCCTGATTGTCTTAGATTTTCTTTTATTAATTGATTATTATATTGATAAAAATAATCCTCAAACATATCCATTTGAGCTTGCTTTGCATATAGATTAAAATCAGCGGGAGAGATATATCCGTAGTTGTTTTTATTAGCTATAGCCAACACTGTATTTCTTACATCGTTAATAGGCATAATTTATTCTTTTTACAAAGATAGTAAAAAAAAAGAGGCTTACTTTTTTTGTAAACCTCCTCTTATAAATTATTCTTAAAACGTTCTATGCCACTGCCACACTTACGTATGCATACGGTAAAGTAACTACCGGTGCTGCGTTTGTATATGAAGAAGACATTAATGTTTGAAGATGTCCAACCAAGAAATTCTGAACTGCTACTGCTGACGCATCTGCGGCATGAGTAATAGTAATCACATCCGCAGCAGCAGCTCCATTATAAGAGAGTACTGTTGTAGTAGTGCTTGTTTGGTTGATAGCTTTGATTCTGTTCGCGTTAAGCAACACCTTGGTTGCTCCGTTCGTATAAATATTGAAGTATTTTGTCATGGTTTCTGGGTTTTAAGAAATAGTTACGTTAGAAATCACTAATGGAGAACCATCGGTAATATTAAGAAAAGATTCAGACCATTTACCTTGAGCCGCTTCAACAAGTTTATCTTGAATGTATGCGATCATTACAATTGCAGCGGAATCCGCAGCATGGGTAACGGTTACCACGTCAAGTGTTCCGTTATTCATTAAATAAACCTCGGTACTCGTCCATGGAGAACCAGGTGTGTTTACCCAAACAACATCTGTTGCAGGGATAACTAATTTGCCATTAGATGCTGTATCTACTTGGAGAAATTTTGCCATTTTATAAAAATTTTAATTAGTAAAAAAACTACCTATATGATAGTTACTGTCAACAAATATACAAAAAAAAAGCCACCATTTTCAGGCAGCTATTTTCTTAGTTAAGGGAAATATAATTACTTACTGTTTTTCAACTTATTATTTAAAAGCTTGTACACCTCTAAACCTTCATCTGATTGCAAGAAAGAACCTATAATGTAATACGGATCTTCTCCGTAAGGAATTGTAAGCATTTTCTTCTTGTTGTTGACAAGGTTATAGTACACATCTTTATTGTTGTTTCTATAAGCTAAGAATCCTGCCATCATAAACTGATGAATAGTATCCATTAACTCCAACATAGGATCATTTATGGTATTCATAAAATCCTCTGGCCTAGCTTTAGCATACAAAAGAATGTCTCTTTTTAATTCTGGAACAGTCATGTTATCCACACCATTACCCATTAAAACTCTAGATACAGAAGTTAACCTGTCTACGTCAGTTGTTATTCTTTTAGCCTCTATTTGAGCCTCTAATTCTTTCTCTACCCATTCCAGCTCTATAGCTGCATCTCGAGAGTTATTAATTTCTTCAAATACCATCCCATTGCTAGGGTGATAATGTAAAAATGATTGTAATGCTTGATTTTGTTTTTCAACGATCAACATTCCATCCTCAAACACAATTGGTTCTAGGATTGCATTTCCATCTTGCTCATCCTCGAAGGGAGACTTCTGATTTCTTGCATAACGAAGTGGGCGATTAATACCCTTGTTTTCGTCAAAATGTAATAAAGGAGATCTTTGTGAATGTCTTGATGATAGCATATATGAAAGTGGATGCTGTTCACCTGAAAGCCTATAAGCTTTGTTCTCGTACTTTTCTTTTTGTTTTGCCATTATAATATGATTTAATTTGATTTATATAAAAAAAAGAGGGGCGGGTTAGCACCCCTCCTTAGTAATTTACTGTCTATGCATCTTGAAATAAGAAGAAGTTGTTTGCACCTAAAGTACATACAGCTCTTTCAGAAAGGAAGTTAACTTCCATTGCATCAAGATCGTTAGTTCTTGCACCACCAGCAGAACCAGTAATCCAAGTTTTGTAACGTCTGTCTTCAGTTTCTGAAGCTCTATAACGAACATGTAAGAAAGGACGCTTAGCGTTCTTACCTAAGATTTGATCGTAAACTGTAGTTGAACCAGCAGGAACTAAAAGTCCGTTGATTTTTCCAGCTTCAAGACCACCCCTCATTGTAGGATCGTTTAAGTATTTCCAGTCAGACTTGTAGAAATCATAACCTCTACGGAATCCTGTGAAACCTAAGTTCAACGCCATATCCTTATCATTGTCAAAAAGACCATAAGATGTTCCACCCGCTCCATAAGAGTTTTGAGCAGCTAACATATCGTCGATATCGAATGAGAATTGTCTGTTAACAAAGATTACGTTTTCTTCAATAGCACCTTGCTTATCAAGTCTTTGAATCACTTGATCAAACTGAGCTAAAGTTGTTGGGTTTCCACCACCGAAAACATTTCCTCTATTTCCTACTACGTGGAAGATACCGTCAGAACCTGAAAGGTTTGCTGCACCTGCACCAACTCCTACACCTTGTAAGAAATCTGCTGCACCAGAAGCTGCTGCTGCTGGAACTGCTTCCACCATAGCTGTTTCTAAGTAATCTTCAAAACGAAGTCTTGTATCGTGTTCAGATTTCAAATACCATAGGTATCCAGTTGCACCGTTTTCACCTGTAACTTCAATCCATCCAATTTGAGCCATGTCAGAACCAGAAACAGAATATTTGTCCTTGATAATAATTGGCTTGTTGTCGAAGATAAAGTCATCAGACTCATTAGAACCTACCATTCCGTTAGTTCCTTTTGCGAACTCAGAACCATAGATAAAGATATCACAACTTGTATTTGCTACTACCGCTTGTCCACCTGCATCATAATACGCTACCGTAAAAGTTCCTGGCGCTGCTGGCGTCGGAGCTGTTTTGATAATCGCTTTATTTTGCAATGTAGATCCTGGCGTGTTGTCAGAAATCATTACAGTCTGTCCTACTCTAAGCGTAGCTAAAGTACCAGAATTGGCATTTAGTTGCGGGTTAAAGTTAGTAGGGTTGTTTGCTCCTACTCCTGGAGCTACTCCAATCCCTGGAATTGTCCAAATACCGTCAACTGCTGCTGCTGCTGATGCAGAAGTACAAGATTGGTATTTAGTGTGTAACCTTCCTTGCTCAGCCCATTTAATAAGGTCAGAGTTAGAAGGCATTTCAGCACCAACCATTCTTAAGAATGATGCTACTGATCTATTTCCATAACGTTCAAATTCTTTTTCGTAAGTATCAGGAAGATACTGATTCAAAAAATCAAAGTTAGTGATATAGTTTGTTGATAATGGAGTTTGTTGCGCACTTGGCTGCAAGTCAAATCCTGGTGTTAAATTTACTGCCATTTTGAATGTTTTAAATTAATTTTTTTTACTACTTCTAATTTTGAGTCCTCTACCATTTTCGTGTCTATCATTACTACTTACAGGGCGTATCTTCATTCCGTCTTTTGAAACAGATTGAGAAGCTGATCTAACATCCATATTAATGTTCTTAGACTTTCTAGAAACATCATCTACAGTATTAGCTACACCTTGGTCATAGAAATATTGAGCAAATTTATCAGGATTCATTGCCACTGACAATGCCTTGTGATAACCTACCGCGTCTGTTATTAAACCATCTTTATCCAAATATTTACCAATAAAATTGCCAACATTTGATTGAACGTTTTTCAACTCTTCCGCAGTACCAGGTTTAAAGGTGAATTTGTTATCAGACACATTGAAATCAAAACCTTTGAAATCACTGTTAAACACACTGTTTGTTTTGTCTACAAAAAACTCTTGCTTCTTCCTGTTTTGTTCTTCTACGCTTTTAGATTCCTCTATGTAACTCTTATAAGCATCAAGGCTTTTTTCCTGATCTTCGGATAATGCACCCCCACTTGACTCAAGAGGAATGTTGTACTTATCTTTCTCGTCATTTAAAAACTTCTTCGCCTTAGCGAGTTCGCGTTTTTTCGCTAACTGAACTTTCTTAATCTCTCTCGGTTCATCTAATTCCTCATCGAAACTAAACTTATCCTCAATTAGATCTTGAATGTCTATTTCGTCCAACCCATCTTCGGTTGACGCGTAATAGTTAGCAAGTACAACATCATCGTCCATTCCCTCAATATCCTTTTGCAAATTGTAAAAGTCACTGATTCCACGCCCGGTATCTTGTTTATACTTTAAATATGCAGATACGTCTTCTGGTAACTCAACGTTTGCCTCTTTTTCCGCAAACAATTCATCAATAGAATTTATATCTTTATCATACCTATTCTTTATATAAGAAAGAATGTCATCTTCCTTTAATTCCTGTGGTTCTTCTGCAAGTTCTTCAACTTCCTTTACCAATCCACTTATTTCCTCTCCTTCGTTTCCTTCGTTTCCATCAGTTAATGTATCTAATCCGTTTCTAAGATCTACGCGATCTACACCATCTTCTTTAGGTGATGGATCCGCAAACTTCTCTTCATGTTTTTTTAACATTTCTGTTTCAACTTCCACTCGAGACTTCTCTTCTTTAGTTACTTCTTTTACTTGAAATTCCATTTGATTTAATTTTTATAAAGTTAATACTATTTAATTTAATTATCTTGGGTTAAATTCAGATAGATCAAAACCATCTAAACTATCCTCATTAGACTCAAAAGAAATAGAAGGTAAATTACGTTTTCTCTGCTCAATCATTCTTGATTGATTAGAAGACTGTTTATTTAACCTGTTATTTTTCTCCTCTTCTCGGTTCTGTTCTCTAGTGTCCAATTGACTTTCCGTTACTCCTTGTAATTGCATTTGATAGTTAAACTCCACTTCCATTAACTTAGTTTTCAACTGAGCCTCCATTTGCATTTTCTGAATTTCCATCTGGCTTTGAGCCGTCATAGTCTCCATCTTAGCTGCGGATGTCGCTTGTGTTATTTGCATTTGCTGCATTGCTGCTGCCTCTTGAGCTTGCATTTGCTGTTGCGCTTGCATCTCTTGAGCTTGCATTTGCTGCGCCTGCTCTTTTTCTTCTTTCTGCTTACGCTTAAGTTTTAGTAACTGGTTAGCCATTTTTAGATTATTGATTTCTCGAATATCTATAGCGTCTTCTAAACTTATATTTTGCTGAGATAAAGCCATTTGAATATTCTGCTCAAGCATTGCTTTTTCTTCCTCATCAGGAGACATTTCAATAAAGATCCCGAAATCATATAGATATAGATCTTTTATGTCCTCAATAATTTGAAGATTATATTTACCAATCTGCATCGCAAATTCATCTTTGAAGTCTGCATACTCTAGTATGTCAGCCATTCTAATTGATAAACATTCCGCTAAACTTCGTGTCATATATAAGCTTGCTTGCAAAATATGTCTTGTTGCTGTATTTGAATTTAAAGCAGCTAACTTATTAATACCAACTAATGAATTAGGATCTGGCATACTACCATCACGCGCTTCATTTAGTCCAGTAACCGATCTAATCATATCTAAATAATGATTATAGTTACCAATTAGCATTTGCATTTTATTAGCTCCACTACTTGCAGTTAACTGGGTAATAGGAACCTTTGCATTATTGTACTCGCCATCTTGCGTATAGCTACGACCAACGACACTACCTGTTTGAAAATACAAACGTAATGCGTCTTCCGGAGTATATGCAGCGCCAGTACCTAGATCCACTTCATTAAGACCATCGGCATCAATAAAGACACCATCTGGAACTAAACGTGAAACTACTTGTTGAATTTTTAAGTGAGTCATTTGAATTAAATCCGCGAATGGGATCATTC